CAAAGCCATGCCCAATTGGATTGCCGTGTCACGTAATTTACCAGCATCCGGGGTAAGGCCATTATTCATAGCGGTTGCCATGTTAACCATTGCCTCGGTTGCTTGAGGAAAAACCTCCTTGCCAATATGGGTAAAAGTCAACAACATGTTTTCTCCAGAAACAATAGCATCGTCATCTAAATTTGTAACTTTAGCTAGTGCTTTTGCAATGTCATTAATTCCTTTTACGGTTTCCCCTGACACTCCCTTGGTTGATGCTAAAACGGCATTGAGTTGTGCCTGCCCCTTTGCAGCTTGTGCCGACTCATCAATAGTTGATTTTAAAAACCCCCCAATTGCTCGGAGGCTCGATTTTAATATATCCCAGGCTGCGACACCACTAAAAACAGCAGTCGACATGTTCTCCTGGGCGGTCGCGGCTGATTTTACTTCGCCAGTTAAACCTTGCAGGTCATTTTTAACGTCATTTAAAACTTTAGTTGCTTCGTTAATGGCCTGTATTTTAATTTGTATATCGTTTTCGGATGCCATTTTATTTTTGATTATTTTTCTCTCTTACTATTCCTTCGGCTCTAAATCGTGACGAGCAAAGCTCTACAAACCATCTGGGCTGAGATAAATAAGTCCAATAATCCCAGCCCATATATTTACATAGCTCCAACATGGCCATGTCATCATCCATTTGAATTTTAGCGCCGAGAAACCAATCAACGTAATCAATTACTCGTTCTCTTTTTTTTTAAGAGCATCAAACATTTTGTTTAATTGTTTTTGTAAAAAAACAAAATCTTCCGCTCTCATGTCCATTATCAGTTCGTATAAATTTTCCGTTTTTTCTCCGATACTGATTACGAAATGTTCAAGTAAATATTTAAAGTTTTCATCTGAGTCTGGTCCGGTGGCCTCTTTAAATATTGCTAGCATTTCGCGAGTGGTCATGTATGGGTAATAAGTCACAACTAGTTCGCTAATTGGCAAAGTAATTGTAGCTGTTTCCCGGTCATTGGCTTGTGTCATAAATGTAAATTAAATTAGTTAGCTTAGTGGTGTGTATGTTGCTGCCGGTTTTAAATTTTGAACAATGACAGTGCATTCTTTATCTGTCGCATCATAGCTGACAGTAAATTCTTGCTTGAGAACGGTTACTTGGTCAACCTTATATTCAATAGGTTGTTTGGTTAATATTAAACCGCCAAGTTTAATTTTGATATTTTCGGTACTGGCATTGCCAATTGCTGCGCCAGTAAATTCAATAATCATCGCGTTGAGAGTATTGGCTTTGTATTTAGCAAGCTCGGCAGCATCTGCAAAATGCAAAGTGTATGATCCGCTAATTTCTAATGCACCAGCAACCAAACCGCCGGCAACGATATCGTTGGATCCGCTCAAGAATGCCTCATCCATTTTGAAGTTGTTTTTGATTTCAACCTTCAAATCTTTAACTAAGGTTGGTGATGCGGATGCGGCAGCTGTCAAAGTGGCTCCCATTTTGACTGTCATTTGTGGATAGGCGAACTCAGTTTCCTTGGTATAGCTCGCAGTCAATGTTGATGTGTCTGGAAATTTACCAAGTACGTTAGCTGTCAATTTTGCATAATCGTTAGAACATTCTAATGATAAAGTGTCAACAACAACGTTGCAAATTCTGTCGGTAATAATATCGCCGTTCTTTACTACCATGGTTGCTGTCTTCATGCTGGCTCCGGCGTTCTGCGGTATGATTGTGTGACCATAGACTAATGTTTCAGTGCCGACTAGGGCGGTTGAAACTTGTCCGAGGGCTAGTAAAAAGAAAAATGGTGAGTTAATAACATTTGGTACAACGCTAATAGCACCCTGGGTGTATTTACGTTTAATAATGCTATTCGATGTCAAGTTTCTGACACCTCGAGATGACTTGAACATTGATTTTTCAGATACTGCCTGGATAGACATATCTGTCCACTGTAAGTACGTGGTTGGTGTTTCCGGTATCCCGGCCGTATATTCGATAGCCAGGCCCACTTCGGTTTCTACGCCTAAAATTTTTGTCATATATTTTATTTAGCGCCTTTTGGCTTATCGGCCTCTGGCTTTTTAGTAATTTCATCAACCTGAATAATATCAGGGTTATTTAAAATAATTTTTGCCGTTTCTTCATCGGCTGGTAATTCTTTTACCTCCCCGGCCTTGATTGAAAAGTTTAGGCTAGGAAAGTCTAAGTCACCGCGATTAATTGTTACTTTCATACTTAGTTTCTTAGTTGAGTAAAGTTTGCAGTAAATTCAATCATTCCTTCAACCGAATACGCCTCTTTTTCTCGCTTACCAAACGTCATACCATAATCGATGCGAGTAATATTTGCCAAGTCAGTTATTAAATTGTTTGGCTCATCAACAAGTTGGTTCGATCTAAGAATATTTAAAATTGAATTTGGTTTTAATTTATAAGAACTATCACGCCCTTCGATTAGGTCATAGAGCATCGCTACGCCGGCCTTGATTGTTTTGTCATCATTAATTTCTTGCGACACGTATGTTGCAATATTCAATGTCATTGAAATCTGATGCAAGTCTTCGGCGTTAGTAAATGCTTTTATTGCCGTACTGTTTTTATAAATAATCAAAGCAGGAAAATTGCTCGCCGGGATGCGGACTGGGTCGCCGAAATATATCCCCTTAAACATGCCCGGCATAATGTCGGTGATTAAGTCAATATATTTTTGCATGATTGGATCCTTGTATAAATCTGCCATAGCTATTTATTAAAAAAATAAGACTGGAATATTCTGACCACCTTGGTCTTTTGCGCGTTGGCTATCTTCATCATCACACGGCGTGGTAGTTTGCTCCTGGATTCGTTTGATTGGTGGTATTTGAAATATGCCGTTGAATTTCCGATAATCGCATATTGACTGTCAATTTCAGTCCAGAAACTTTTTTTCATTTCTCCGGTTCTGATTAATATGTCGGCCGGGTATCCGTGCTTTAATTTCCAGCGTAGGTAGGCGGCGTTTAATGGCGCCCATGGTTCTCCGATTACTGACCCCTTACTGCTAAATGTGTCTTGCGAAAATACGCCCTTTAGATAATTGGCCGCATCTTCAAACGCTGGTCGCATATTCAGTGTTCTGGCATCCAAGTCCCTCAGGTTACGCGACAATTGCTGTTCGCCCTCAATACTCCATGATATAAACATATTTTTAAAACTTCATCCCCATGCTAAACGCATTGGGAGTAACCTCTGGGTCGTTGTTTGGCCCCCCTGGGTCGTTAGGGTAGCCTTGTAATGTGCTGGTGGTCTGTATGTTCGGAAGTTCAGTGTAATCGCTCGCCAGGAGCCTCTGGCGCCTATCCTTGATGCCCTTAAGCAACGCCCGAGCCTCTCCCAGCCACTTTACTCCCTCCCCATCTGACCCGAACTCCTCATAATCTAAATATCCGGCTGCCAGTATGGTACAGATGTGTTTTATTAGCCCTGGAACCTCTGGTAATGGCAAAGCATAGCAAGTAAATATAGCGGAGTTTATTTCGTTCTCTGCTTGCTGTCGCTTGCTCTCGATACGATCATCCGTGATGAATGTATTTTCTGTAAGGCCAGACTGGACTCGAATGTCAAATATTGAGCAATATCTAGTCGTGTCATCAGCTAGGATTGGGTTGCTGTCATCTATGGACGTTTCCGCGCTGGTTATACTGTTGTAATAAGTCGATTTAAAATATATGTAGCCTTCGTTGCCGGTATATTCAAGTTCTGCGGCCTGATTATCATCTACCGCAATCTGTACTGGCGAGCCTGATAATTCAGTATAAACACCCTCTTTTGTCAATGACCCATAAAATTTACGCTTGTCATATAGAAAAACTGTCACTGGGTCACCCTTTCGATGTGCTAATAATAGCTCATCAACAGTTACCTGGGTGCCTCCTGATACTGCAATTGCCTTGGCCATCTCCACGCGCTCGCTCCCGGACCTTCCGACCACCACAAACTCTGTCGGCGTTATACCGTAGTTATTTTCAAGTGTTAGTACCACGTTAGTTCCGGCTACGCTGTCGGCATCTAAAGTGGCACGCTGATCCTTTATAAAATTTTCAGTTGGTGAGCTAAGAATACGCATATGGTTAAATCAATTATAACACAAATTAATAAATTATAGAATAATTCTATCGTTGTTTTTAGTATTCATAACCGTTCGCTCATCCTTAATTAATAATACTGCTCTATCCCCTCCGGTTGTCAGGATGGTCTTTTTGCCGTATTGGATTGGCTTAGGAATGATTGTAGCAACACCGGTGATACTTCTTTGAACGCTTGCTTGGTAAATTCTCGAAATGCTAGAGATAGTTTTCTGAACATTCGCCTTGGTTATTCTGGCAATACTGATCTGGTATTTAGTCACGCCAGCTATGGTCACGCGCGCTAGTGAACTAATAGTTTGAACAGTTCTTATCGCTATTTTAGCAATTCCATTTTGGTTTCGTTGTCCGGCGGTGATTATGATTCTGCCTAGTCCGTCCTGATTTTTATAAGTTGTGCCAGCTAATTTAGCCAATCCAGAGATGGTCTGCTGAACTGCCGATATAGTAACTCTTGAAACGCCGGTAATTGTCCTCTGGGTGGTTATCGAAATTTTAGCCAATCCAGAGATGGTCTGCTGAACGCTTGCTTTAGTAATGCGTGAAATGCTTGTTATTGTTTGCAGTACGTAAGCCTTAGTGATCCTGCTCAGAGATGTAATAGTCTTTTGTAGAGTAACTGTAACCCTTGCAATTCCAGATTGATTTTTCTGTATTGCTGTTTGAGTAACCCTGGAGATGCCCGCTATGGTTTTTGTTGTTGTAGTGGCAAGTTTGGCAAGTCCAGCCTGCGTCCTTTGAACGCTTGCTTTGGTAATACGTGACAGCCCGGTTATGGTTTTTGTTGTTGTAGTGGCCAATTTAGCCAGCCCGGTGATTGTCTTTTGTATGGCCGATAAAGTAATTCTGGCTATCCCAGGCATAGTTTTACTAACTCCTGGCTTAGTGATTCTGCTTACACCTGTCTGCGTCTTGGTAGTGGTTAAAACTATGTTTGCGACTCCGGCCTGATTACGATTAGTTGATGCGGTCACACGTGTGGTACCGGCAATTGTTTTTTGATTATTGGCCTGGGTAATACGTGCCAATCCTTCCTGCGTCCTGACAGTGGTGGCGGTAATCTTAGATAGTCCATCAATGGTTTTAGTTGCTGTTTTTCTGATTGCTGATTTACCTGTTTGCGTTTGCAATGTAGTGACAGTTATCTTTGCTAAGCCACCAATCGTCTTTAAAATGTTGCTAGCAGTCACGCGTGCGATTGCTGTCTGATTCTGCAAAACACCAATTATTTTAATGGCCGACTTGCCTGTAATTGTTTTTTGGGCATTCAAAGTCACCCGCGATAATCCGGCAATTATTTTGGTAAGTGTATTTTGAATTGATGCTAGACCAGATTGATTTTTTGTGGTTGTTGCCGTGATTTTTGACAAGCCAGAAATAGTCCTAGTAGTCGTAGCAGTGATTTTTGAAAGCCCAGAAATTATTCTTGCTGTGGTATTTTGTATTGCTGATTTTGCAGTTTGAAATTTTTGGGTCGTTGCGGTAATTTTAGAAACGCCTGTAATAGTTTTCAGCGTGTTAATAGTAATACGAGCTAAACCTGCTAAATTCCTCTGCGTGTTTATAGCTATTCGGCCTAAACCTGATAAGTTTTTAGTCGTATTTATAGTTATGCGTGAAACGCCCGAAATAGTTTTTAGAATATTGGCTGTAGTGATTCGTGAAATGCTGGTAATAGTTCTGACCGTTGTCATCGCCAATTTTGAAATGCCTGTTTGATTCTTTTGAACTATTTTAGTCAAACGAGAAAGACCAGCGATAGTCCTTATCGTTGTCATTGAAATTTTAGATATGCCTGTTTGATTCTTTAAAGTATTTTTTGTAAGCCTTGAAATTCCTGAAATCGTTCTTGCTATGTTAGCATTTGTAATTCTTGAAAGCCCAGCAATAGTTTGCAAAACATTTGCTTTGGTAATTCTTCCCAAGCCCACTTGAGTTCTTTGTACTAATTTTTGTATTGCCGATTTTCCTAATTGAGTTCTGACTGTTATTATTGCTATGCTTGCAAGGCCGGTTTGCTTTTTCAAAATTGCCGTTTTTGTAACACGAGAAATTCCAGTTAAAGTCCTAACTGTTGTAGTTGCCAATTTAGAAACCCCAGTTTGAGTTTTTTGCGTGTTAATAGTAATACGAGAAACCCCCGATATTGTCTTTGCTATATTTGTTTGTGAAATCCTAGAAATGCCGGTAATTGTTTTTTGAACGTTTGGTATTTGACTTCTGGCCAACCCAGTAATAGTTTTTTGGGTGGTTATAACTATATTTGCTACCGCATCTATTGTTTGGGGCGTTGTAATTGGCGGCACAGTAAAAATCCATCCACTACCAGCAACAGAAGTCGCTTGCCCATTAAGACTATTCGCCCCAGCATACCAAGTATTAGCAGGTGTGGCCTGACAATGACGAATATCCAAAAAGTCACAGCTAACTTGGCCATCACCATCTTTGATGAAATAATATTTAGCCGTACTGGTGCTATTTAAAATAATTCTGTGTGTAGCATCAACCCCCGACACGGTAAATAGTGTGAAGTGTTGAGTAGTGCCTGCTGTAGTAAGAAGACTGTGAGCATCAGTACCAGTATCTTTAATTTCATAAAAAGTATTTGAACCTGAAATCGTGATATTGGCGGTGCTAGTACCCCTATCAAACCATACCCGATTATAAGATTTTCCACCGCCAGCAAAAATCAACGCAGTACCGCTTGAATCAGTTATTTTAATTGTGCCAATAAATGCAGTAATTGTTCCAGCACCATTATTATCAAAAGCACATCCACCACCAACAGAAGTACAAATATGAAGACCAGACCCAAGAGTTAAAGTTCCTGCACCCAAAATAACCATTCTTGAAATGGTAGTATCATAATTATTAGCCCCATCCACGGCAGAAAATGTCCCAGAATAAATCGTAACAGTTCCCGTGCTTGTAAAATCGTGATTAAGAGTAAGGGTATTTCCAACAGCAATATCTATGCTAATATTTATAAGAAAGGTCACACCAGCACTATCTAAAACAGTATCACCCCTTCCATAAAAATATAGACCATTTCCACCTGTCTGTGTTATACCTGGAATTAAAATTAAAGAACCGTATATTTCATTTGCAACAGTATTCTGAAAATACAATGCTGTTCCCCAAGTTGCCCCAGTCCAATTTACATTTTTTCCCAGCCGGGCCATATCA